CGCCGGTGTCGCCATATTCACCTACTGCGTAATAAGATATTTTTTCCTTAGTTAATTTTCTAAGCCTTTTAAAAAAATCTTGTACGTCCTTTTTAACAAGCGTTTGAAAACCATTCTTAGTGGTTTTAATATGCTCATCATTATAAGTAAGAGTAACGAAGTGAGCAGAGTTGCTCTGCTCACTTTGTTTGTTTAGTCTAAATGCCCATCCAGATACTCTGCGTCTTACACATGCGGGGCATTTCCCACATGGAAATGGCATATATCCTGTTTCTACACCTTTTACTAATTCCATTTTTTTATGGAATGGTGTTTGGCATCTAGTACTCATATATTAGAACATTGGCGTTCCAAACTTAGGCATAGGTCTTACCGCTCTTATCTTGTGCAATACTTGACAATACAAATTGTCTGTTCCTTCTGGATCATCTGTTACCGCAAAAATGCGGTCTACATCCTCAGGTGCGCACTCAATAAATTGCTGAGATAGGGTAGGGTCTACATTAAAAATTCTTCCTAAGTGCCAATAAGCTAGTGTTGTTCTAAAATCTCCAGCTACTCGATTTGCGCAGAATTTATATTCTGCATAGCGGGGTACATAACCAAATGTATTTGGTCCATTGTTAGTATAAGCATAAAGCTCATTTTGTGTTACGGGTTGCTCTCCAATATGTGCAAATGAAGGCCAGAAGAAATCAAGCGGATCATTTTTAAGGTATGTTTTTGGAATTCCTTGCTGATAAGCAGTTTTCGGCATAACGGACATAATTCCGATAATGTATCCGTGTTCTTCACAAAAATAAGTACCATATTTACCTGTTGTTACTGCTACTGCATGGCCTGCCATGTTACCCTGTGGAGTTTCTTCGCTTAATCCTGTAGTGTTTAATACTTCTGATATAACTACCGGTGTTTTTACTCCTGTGATATATTCGGGGCGTTGTAGTCTTTTGTCGCTACTTTTTACTCCGAAATGCATAAGGATATTCTCAATGTAGCGTGTTCCACCACGTGCGTTTTTTTCAAGCCATTCCTGTAATCTAAATGCTCGGCGTAAATCGTTGATTGTTGTTGCTGAAATATCAAATTCATCACCGTCAACAAATAAAAATCCTGGATCTACGGGTGAACTTCCTAAATCTTGTTTAGCATTAAATAAATTATTCCAAGCACCACCACCAGCATAAGGATATGGAGCATCAAACGTTGTTCTATCAATAATACTATTACTAACTCTAACAGGTACATCGTTTTCAACTTGTCCAATAGGAATATCTACTGCTGCGCCTTTTTGTGCAAATGGTAAAGCACTTGTAAAATAATCGTGTTCCCATGCACGAAGTAGCATTTGTAATAAATCTGCTGCTGTTGCTATATTGTTTCCATCTGTAAGTTTATAATCTACTTCGGGTACTATATTTTGATCTCTGTAATACTCATTATAAATTGCTTGATAAGCAGCCAATGGTAAAGCGTTAATATTTTGTGAAACTGCTGGGCTGCTATTGTTTGGGGGTACTCCCAAATAATCAAGAAACTTTTTTTCTGCTGCAGTTGCACTTGGTAAATACTCTAAATAGGGTAGTGTGTGCGTTGTATTTGCATCTACTATAAACTTTTCCCAATTTTCCCATGTTATCCTGTTTGGCACAAAAAAATAATGCATGCTTACATCCATTCTGTGCATAACTGGGGCTAATAGTGGTGCGAATCGAATTAAACTATCGCATCCAATGTTAAACATATCTCCGGGTACACATTCTATCACGCAAGTAGGCGTGAGTTGTCCCATTTTAGTTGACATTTTTACGTCATGTGTTAAATCAAACACATTTTTTTTCGGTTTGCTTACTTCAACCGAGTTAAACAAGTTTTTGTTTGCCATTTTGGTTGGTTTTGTTTATATAGGTTTATAATCTAATACCTCCGCGACTTACATAATATTTGCGAAGTCTTTTAGTTTTTGACCGACGTTTACGGTTTCTCTTTGAATAAAGGCGTCTACGCATAATTGTGTTTTTTAGTATTTATTAGTTTTTATTAGCAATTTTTCCTATAATTTATACTATATTAAATATCAGTTAATTAACTCAAATCAAATATAATTAATTTTCCACATATGTGGATATCCCCTACCCTATCGGGTAGGGGGTTTGTTTTTACTTAATTCCAAATATTGATTGAGCTAATTCCAATAAAGATTTGCCAGTTGTCTTTATTCCTTCCTTAGATATATATTCTAAAGCTTTAATATAGTTGTTTAACTTTTCTGTTGCTGTCTTTGGATCATAAATAAATTGAGCTATTAACCATTCTGTTGTCGTAAATGAATTATCTATACCCATTTGCTGGTGCATTGCCTCAATCTTTTTT